CAGACCACTTCGCTTAACGTCTCTTATAATGGCAAGATGCCGGGAGATAGCACATCAGATTTGCGAACATACATGGACAGATATAGATTTGTGGTCTCGTTGACTCGAGTCAAGCTCGATGCTTGGCCCGTTCAGTCGTTTCCGCAATTCAAAAATCCGTTCAGTACTACGCATGCTCTGAATGCCATTGCTCTCGTTCGTCAAGCCTTCTCTAAGAGATAGCGGTCGTTAGGCAAACCATTTTTATGGAGTAACCCAACGATGAGTGCTATTGCACCCATTAAAGGGTCGTCTCTGATGGGAACCGTCGTAAGAACTACTTCGGCGACCGTTGGAGTCGACAAAACGTTTGACCCTGAGGGATTTATTCTCCCAGGAGTTGCACGGTGGGTAGACCGAGCAATTGACGCCACCTACAATCCTACAGGTGTCGCCATCGGGTACCCTGCTTTTACGTTAGCAGTTCGGAAACCTACCAAGGTTTCAAGACTGTATCGCGTAACAGCGAAGCTTGCCCTCCCGACTCTTGAAGTGACGAGTCCGTCAACTGCGACCGGTATACAACCGGCTCCGACGTTAGCGTACACGCTTCAATGCGTCATGGAGTTCATGTTGCCCGAGAGATCGACTGCCACGGAAAGAGCTAGGCTCTTTTCGTACATGCGATCTTTCTTCGCAACGACAATCAACGCCAGTGATGATGTCCCCACTGATGCAACGGGGTCACCACTCATTGCCGCTGTAAACAGCTTTGAAGCTCCCTATTAAGAGGGCTTCAAAACACTACCTCGCCGTAAGGCTCGGTAGGGATCTACTCTTTGAAAGGAGTAAGCACATGTCTCATAAATACCATTGGCAGTGTGATTCCGGCTCGAACTACGAGTTTTTATTCGTTGCTCTTGCCCTTATCATACCACTTCTGGCACTCATGATCATGGTCTCTACTCTTTTCCTCCCTTAATAGAAATATTACGGGGAAGAGTAGAACATGTTTAGTCGACTCATGAACTCGGAGGTCCTATGTCTTTTCAGAAGCATAGTTCTCGCTTTATTAAACAAGCGAGGCAATACCGTGTTACTCCGGAGATTTCCTCCGGTTTCATTTCCGAGTTTCTCGAAACCCTTGATTGTCCTCGTTCGTTGGCGGTTGACATACTCTTCAGAAATGGAGAGCATGAGCAGCTTGCCAATTTAGAGTTCAATCCCCTCGACTATTTAAAAATAGAAGAGATTAGGGATGCTTACGCGGCTACAAAATTCTTGTCAAAGTTCAAGGATTTAATTCTTGACTATGACTTGGACGATGTAGCTATGCATAAATTCAATAAATTTGAATCTATGTGTAAGCAGACCAATGCTCGTTTTAGGAAATTAGAATTGGACCCTATATATAGGGGTCCAGTCGTTGCACTGCATTATGCAGTTCAGCGTAAAATTTCTAGAATCCTTGGCGAGTTTGATATTCGAGAGTTCTTTGAAATGGCCGATTGGGGTCCTGGTGCTACGACGCTGTTAAAGGCTCGTGATGCCAGCGCTACCAACAAGTTCCAGTGCGAAACTGGGATAACACGTGATCTGTACACTCTTTTACCCTCTGATCTTTTCAAAGAAGTTTATCCTCTTTGGGGGGATCATATACTTGGTGTCGGTTTTCCGAATTTCCAAGTTGGTAACAGAGTAGTCACTGTGCCGAAAGATGCGACTGCTAATAGAGTGATTGCCATTGAGCCAGGAATAAACCTCTGGTTTCAAAAAGCTGTCGGCTCTATGATACAGAAACGCCTCCAACGGTGTGGGATTGATCTTCGCCATCAGTCGATTAATCAGTCTCTTGCTTATTTAGCGTCGAAAGATGCTAAGTTGGCAACGATTGACTTTTCTTCTGCTAGCGATTCTATCTCTTCAGAAGTCATCCGGGAATTATTTGAGAATTGCTCATATTCTGAGCGAAACTCTAATAATCTCTCGACATGGTATTCTGTTTTAGATAGTTGCCGATCCCATTACGGCCTTCGAGACGGGACTTGGGTTAAATGGGACAAGTTCTCCAGTATGGGGAACGGGTTTACCTTTCAACTTGAGTCACTTTTATTTTACGCGATTGCAAAAAGTTGCGTAGAATATATACAGTGTTCAGTTCCCAACGCGGGTTCTGATACTGTTTCAGTCTACGGGGATGATGTTATCATTCCCTGTAACTGTCTCGAGATCTTTTCCGTTATGTGTGGTTTCTATGGGTTCACTATTAATATGAAGAAGTCGCATTTCTCTTCATTTTTTAGAGAATCCTGTGGTAGCCACTTCATAATGGGTGCCGATGCCAAACCAGTGTACCTGAAAGGTCACTTATCTGACGTTCTGTCCGTTTATCGGATGGCGAATAGTGTTCGAAGATTTGCTCATCGTCGCCTCAATAAAATGGGGTGTGATGCGCGGTTTCGGTCTCTATTCGACCGCCTAGTGAATCTTGTACCCAAACCCTTACGGGCGCGGATACCGGAAACGTTAGGCGATGGTGGCTTCATCTCTAATTGGGACGAAGCGACTCCAGTGCGGGCTAGACATTGTATCGAAGGATATTTTGTCTATTCCGCGACAGAGGTAGGGAAAACCTACCAGTCAGAAGGAGTCGGTCTATTATTGGACCGACTGTGGTCTGCAAGAGCTGCTAGGAGCGATAAATCTATTGAGGAGGAATCCTCTTTTAGAAAAAACGCTTCCGAACAGAGCTTGATTGCATCTTCACAAGAGAAACGGAATACTGTTTCTCTAAGAGGCCGTACGAGTTTGCGATTTTCTCGCTCGCTCGTTCAGCAGTGGTACGATCTCGGGGCTTGGATTTAACCTTGCCCTTACGGCCTTCAATTTCTCCTTAAAAAAGAGGGGTTGACGGATGGAGGAGCATACTGCTCCACTAAAGGAAATAAGCGCG